CGGCCCGTGCGTCGGCACGGGCGTCGCTACGTACGTTTTGGGCGTGGGCAGTGGCCACGGGCGCCACGGCAAGCAACCCAATGGCGGGTGTACCGCCCGTCAGGCAACTTCCGGGTGTGCCGAAACCTATGCCAGATGCGGTGATAGCAGAGGCTCTTTCCCATGCACCTGCTGAGATAGCGTTAGCCGTCGAGGTTATGGCCATGTGTGGCCTACGGCGGGCGGAATGCGCATGCCTGAGGGCGTGTGATATAGAGCCCGTAGGTCAGGGTTGGATGCTACGAGTGACAGGGAAAGGCGGGCGGACACGTATGGTGCCGTGCCCACCGTTGTTGGCGCGGAAGTTGAAGGCGCGGGGCGGGTGGGTGTTTCCTGGTGCACAGCAGGGGCATATTTCGCCTGGTTGGCTGGGCAAGTTGATTAGCCGGTATCTACCAGTTGGCTGGACGCCACACAAGCTTAGGCACCGCTACGCTAGCGTCGCCTACGCCAAGGGGCACGATATCCGTGCTGTCCAGCACCTTTTGGGTCACGCATCGGTGGCCACCACACAAATGTATATAGCATTGGATGATTCAGCGGTGAGGGAAACAGCAGCGGGGGCATGGTACCTAGCTAGCTAGCCAAACAACCGTCCCGACGTAGTAGGTGTCGGCAGACAGGGGGGTCTTAGGATTGCGCTTGATATAACCATCGGGGTCAATAATAAAAGCCGTAATCGTGGGTTCTAGCAGGTCAGTTATGCCGGTAAGCGTGAAGGGGACAGCTGATTTCGGGCGGTGAAAATCAATAAGCCTGTCACGGAAAATTTCAGGCGCCGTTGTGAAATTCGGCGTTTTAAATTCCACCGTAAGCATGCACACTTTTCCTACCCGTTGTGCGCTACTGTTAGCGTTTTTGAGGCTCTTATCCAGCGAAAACCCGACACCGTAAAGGTGGTGAGTGGTGGCGAGTTTATAGGCGTTAGCGCGCTGGATTGCTGGAAAGTCTTTTACAGCGTCGGAGCCGTCGGCGTTGAGGTACCAGATTCCATCTTCGTCTTTTGTGGCCATAGGGTTAGTCTCCTTTCCAGGTGTGTTTTTGGGCGGCCCACGTGCCGACCTGGGCGGCCCAAACGGTGGTGTCGGTTTTGCCCCAAAGACAGGTCATATCGTGTTCTACGTGGTCATGGTAGATGCTGAGAGTGCCGCCAATAGGGATGTAGTCTTGCACAGCGCCGACAGCGTTTTTCAGGGCGGCGGCATACCTATCTCCCGTGATTTGTAGACGCCTATTCGGGTTTTCCCAAGTGGCCCAGAGAGCAGCGGAGGTGATAAGACGAGGTGTGACGCTGCTGTCGAGAGTGAAACGGCGGGGGCTTGTGAGCTGGGCTTTCACTAATTCAATGTGTGGCCTAGCACGGTTTAAGGTAGAGCCGTTTTCAATCGTGGGGCAGTATTTATTGGTGATGGTAGTCACATAGCCGCGGTCCCACTGGTCGAAGGTGTTGCGGATAACGGCATCGCCGGATGAGGCTTTGTCAGTGCCGAATATGCCGCCTTCTTGGTAGATGATCGTGGTAGGCCACCCGGGGGCATCGAAAGATACCTCACCGCCCGAGTCGATGACTTCAGCGGCGGATAAGTTGGTGGCCACCGCGGGGCGGCCCAGGTCGTAGGTGCTGGGCGCTATCGTTTCCCAGTTGGGCGACCACACTGGGAAAGCACCTGGGCGGCAGACCAGGGATTCAACGATCTGGCGTGTGGTAAGAAACGAATTACCAGGTTCGCGGAGGTCAACGTCATGCCCGTCAAGCACTTCTAGCTGCGGAATCGCTTCAAGAACCCGGTTTAGGCGGGCGCTATAGCTGGTAAGCGATTTCGCCCCACCCTGTTCGCTATTAAGCACATTTGACCAGGTGGGGGCCTCCGTGGCGGTGATAGTGATAAGCCACGGCGGCTTACCAGGGATATCAATGGGTTGAATGCTGATACGGTCGATGCGCCCTTGGAATAGAGGCTGGTGGGGGCGATGGTCAAACTTGACACTCACAGCGATTTGGGCACCAACCCAAGTGCCAGAAACCCCTTCCATGATCTGCGGAATCGCCAAGTATTGCACCTGTAGACGACGGTTTGCCGGTTCGGTGAACAGGCTTTCTCGCCCCCAGGTGATGCGGATTTCTTCGAGGGTCAAAAAGTTGTCGAAGGTAAATAGAAGGTAGCCTGGTGCTTTGACGGTGGTTTTTATCATTTCCGATATGGTCATGGTTACCACCGTTGGCGTTCTTGGTAGTCGCGTAGCAACTTTTCTAAATACCGACCAGTACTTATAGGATCTACCGCATCATTGACTGTAATGTAATAGTTGTTGGTTATTACTGGTTGTACAGTGGCACTAAGCCGTCCAAAGGCGTTCACCTGGGCGAACGGCGACCTGAGCTGTGCGGTGATACCAGGTGTCGGCGTGCCAAACAGCTTGGCGGCGGCTGGCGGTACACCCTTCAACGTGGGCGGCGGCGCCGACGCCGTCAGCATGCTAATCGGGTTCACCTTGTCGCCAAACGACGTTACCCAGTCCCAGGCTTCTTTGATCTTGTCGATCACCCACTGAATGCCTTTGCCCACGCTCTTAAACCCGTCGACGCAGAAGCGCACAGCCTTGTCTACGCCATTTCTGAACCAATCGACCTTTTCGTAGGCGAGAACGAAGCCGGCTGTGAGGGCACCAACGGCGGTAACGACCAGGCCTATGGGGTTGGCTTTCATGGCAAGGTTAAGGAGGATTTGGGCGGCTTGCCATGCTTTGACGGCGCCGATAATGCCGTGGGCGGCGCCCGTGAGGGAGATAATGGCCACGGCGGCGGCTTGGAAAAGGCGGGGGTGTTCGCCTATCCATTGGGCTAGCCCAGCGAAGCGCTGGGCGGCATCAGAAACCACGGGGAGTAGAGCTTCACCCAGCGTGGCCTTGGCGTTCTCCCAAGCAGCTTTGGCGCGTTCTTGTTGCCCAGCGGCGGTGTCGGCTTCGCGGGCGAAAGCACCCGTGGCGTCGGCGGATTGCTGGGTGAGCAGGTTCATAATTGCCTGGGTGCGTGCTGTCTTGGCGGCTTCGCCTTCCAATTTATCGAGGCCCATGGCGGCCAGTTCCGCTTTGATGTTGGCTTCTTTGATCGAGATACCGTATCTCTCGATAGGGTCAGTCTCACCCTTGAGCAGGGAGGAAAGGGCGTTCACGGCGTCGCTGGTGGTGCCGCCGAAGGTGGCGGCTAGGTCGGCGCCCTTCTTGATAAGCCCGTCAGTAGTGCCAATCAATTCAGTTTGGCTGACACCCATGTTCTTGAGCTGCGCCCCCATGATAGACGCCAATTCCTGATAGCTGTTTTTCGACAGGCCTACCGCCTGGTGGGCTTTATCAGCTAGTGCCTTAATCTGGTCGCCTTGCCCCTTGAAAATAGCCTCAACGGCGCCCGTGGACTGCTGTAACGCCGACGCCGAGTCGAATGCCTGCTTGCCCATAGCCACGACCCCCGCCGACGCCACGGAGAGCCCCGCGGCAGCTTTCTGGGCGCCTGATTCCAGCTTGCCCAGTTTGCCGTGGGTTTCGTCTAGCTCTTGGGAGGCGTTCTTGGCGTCGGCGAGGATTTTAATGGACAGGAAGGCGGTTTTACTCACGGTGAGCCTTTTCTAGAATTTCAATAGCGGTGGCGATATAGGTGTCGTCCTTATCGAAAAAGTGGTCAGGTTCGGTGCCCCAGGCCTTGGCCAGGCACATGAGCTGATAAACGGTAGTGTCAGGGCTGAAAGGGCTCGGGATCAACAACCCCATCAGATTCGGCGTCGGTGTCGGAATCGACGTCTTCGACGGTTTCTAGCCAATCTTCAAAGGCCTGGTCGGTTTTCTTCTCACGCTTGAGGGCAGTCCAGGCGCAGAAATGCAGCGCTAGGAATGGCGCTTGGGTGGCCTGAGGCCACCCCATGCGGTTGCTATAGATGTCGTAGCGCACCCGGTCGGCGGAAATAATATCTGTGGTCTGGGTGCGGTGGGCACTAGCGCCTTCTAGATATGTCACGGTGATGTTAGTCATTAGTGTCTCGATGTTCCTTCTATCTGGTCTAGTATCTTGTTGACGTGGTGCTCATACAGTCTGAGCCATGCGGGTTCGGTTTCCTGGGCGGCGTGGCTGACGAAAGGATTAGCTTTGATGCTGCGTTTTTGCCAACCCCAGTGGATGGGGGCGGAATACGGCACGGGCTTAGCGCCTAGGCGGATTCGGGCGCGGGTTTGCGTGGCAAACACCCGTATCGTGTCGCGTAGGTGCGTGCGCTTGTTTAGGGTGCTGACGGGTGCTTTACCACGGGCGGCACGGGCGACAATCTCACCCGCGGCCTTGTTCACCTCACGCATTTGCTTCATGTCGGCCCCAGCCTTGCGGAGACTGCGCCTGAGCTCTTTAGCCCCGTGGATTTCTACCGCGGCACCCCCGCTAGCCATTAGGGCTCCATGCCGTTCACCTTGGTGGCTGGGGTGAACGCGGGCTTGGAAACGAACTCCAGAGTCAGCTTGGTGGTGTCGCCTTCACCAGCGTCACCGCCGACGTCGGGCGGATCAAGGCGAACTGTGCCCTCAAATTTCGCCCCGTCGATTTTGTTGGGTACGAATGTGATTTTTGCGGTCTCGCCCTGGTGGGCGTACAGATAGCCGACGGCACCCTTGAGAGTGAGGTTCTGGATAACGGTAGCGGTCAACTTGTAGGAATAGACAGGTTGGGACTGACCAACACCACCATCGAGGAAATTCAGGGTCTTACCAGCCTTAACACTGGAGTTTAGAATGCAGTTGGTGACCTGTGGGGCGATATCGAGGCCGGACGCGGTTTCGCCGATGACGAGGGTGCCGGGGCCGGTAACGCCGATTTTGTTCTGTATGGCCATGGGATTCCTTTAGTTTCGTGGCGGTTGGATAGTGAGTTTCATAGCAGGACACACGGCGCCACTAGGCATAGTGACGTTGGTGGCAAGGTCGGTGTCTGTAATCATGCCCCCTACCACGCTGATAGCACGCTGGAGGAGGTCGTCGAGGCGCCCGACGGCGACGGTGATGTCGGCTTCGGGTGTGATGAGGTAGATGTCAAAACTGATCTTCAACGTGCCGTCGAGGTACTGGCCTTCGATCGACCGGGGACTGACCCACGCACAGTCGGGGTTCAAAAACTGAGGGTCATAGTCGGCCTCGACACCAGCGGCGGTAAGCCGGTCACAAAGCTGCTCTAGCTGGTCTTGTATCATGCTCACGGAGGTGTCCTATCCGACGCTTGGTGGGGCGTAGCTACCGATACCCAATAGCTGGGCGATATCGGGGTCATAACGAGCGACATAGATGGTGCCAATGTCCCCCAACGTTTCGACGCCCGTGCTGGATTGTCGGCGACGCCACAACCGGGCTGCTAGCATTTCGGCACCGAGTTTGACGGCGGCACTATCGTGCTGGGTGGGTGGGACCCAGGCAGCGACCAGGGCATGCACGGCATCACAAATCGACTTGAAGCGCTGTTTATCAGCGTCTATCAGGCCTAGCTGTTTCGCTACGGCGTCCTGGTCAATAATGTTCAGCGCCATTATGCCTTGAACTTCACATAGCCTAGGGCGTCAGGGCGGGCGACCACGACGGCACGGTAGCCAAACACGCCGTCATCAACTTGGCCCTTGGCAATGTCGAGGGCCTCAGCACGGATAGGGGAACCTGGGAGCTCGCCATGGATAATGCCGGGGGTTGGCCACGCGAAAATCTTACCCTTGGCCACCTGGTCGGTGGGGATGATGATATCCGGGTTGATTTTTAGGGTTTCCATCAACGCGGGGAGTTCCAGCTGCTTGATCTTGGAAAGGGCTAGCCAATCTTCGTCGTTGACGGCGATAGCGTCGGCATAGACACGGGCGGCTTTGTACACAGCGTGGTTGGCGTAGGGGATTGCTTCTAGCAGGCCTAGGCCTTGGGCGGTGAGGTCTTTTTCGGTGGCCTGGGCGATAGCGTCGGCTAGGGCCTTGTTGTCGGATTTGACGGCGTAGTCTTCGGCCATGCCCAGGAAATATTGCTCAATCAAATTGACTTTCTTGAAATGGATCCACTCAACAGGAAGTTTGTTAGCGCCTGCTAGGCGGGTAGCTTGTACCTCGACAACCTCGAAACTGGCTTCGTTGCTGGGCACGTCGGTGCCGCTACCGTTCCATTCGTCGACGGTAGGACGAGTTTTCCAGCGGTTCGCTTCAAGCTTGAGGCCTGTTAGGTCTTGGTGGGTCATCTTGTCGACGAAAAGCCGCTTGTAGGGTTGTCCGTCCCATAGCTGGTCGATCCACTGCGGAGACGTCAACAACGGGGATTCTGCGACTTTCATTTGCTTGAGTGCCGCGGTGAGTAGCGTTTGGTCGGCGGTGGGGTCGTCGAGACGGCATAGAGTGTCGTAGATAGCGCCCGCGGTCAGCGGGGTGGTGCGTGGGGTAGCGGTGACGGTGGGTGGCATGGTGAGCCGCCCCGCCTTGCCACCAGCGGCGGCGTTGCCCTGGTGGGAGGCGGTGACCTGGGTGATACGGGAGGCAGAAAACGCAGGAACAGCCACAATAGCCACGGCGGTCAATTGTCCGGCGGTGAGCAGGTCGCCACTTATTTCTTGCCCGATAATCTCCATGCTGAGGGCGTCGCGGACGCCTTCCTTGATGTCTTTCAGGGCGGTATCGCCGTCGGGGGTATCAGCGATGTGGAAGGAAGCAACGAGGCCTTGGTCGGTATCTTCTACCTTGGTGGCGTAGCCGACGGGGGTTCCACCAGCGTCGGAGTGGTCACGGAACAACTTCAGGTGTTTGGTGTCGGCGGGGACTTGGATACTGCCCCGCTGGGCGGTAATCAGGCCCACGGAGGTGTAACCCGGGGTATCCCACGGGACGATCACACCGGACACGGTGCGGGACGGGGTGTCGGTGTCGGCGTTGTGGGCGGCGGTGAGGGTGGTTTGTGGGTTGAAGATCAGCGGTTCAGCAGCGTTGCTAGCGGTTAGTAGTGGGGTCGTCATTGGGGTATTCCTTGAGGTGTTTAGGCGGGTGGTTGTCGGTGCTGGTGGTGTCGGTGGGCGGTTCCGGGGATAACGCTGGGAGGTACTTATCGAGCCAGGCGACGACGCTAGCGTTAGCTAGTACCCGGGTGACGGCGGCGGTAACAGCCAAGGTGCTAGCCACCCAAGGGATGGTCTCTATTCCTAGCTCATGGGCTATCACGGGCAGGAGTGGGAGAATGCCGACGGTGGCGGCAATGGTGGTTCGAGCAACAGCGCGCCATGGGTACTTCACTTGCGTAGAATTCATTTGCCTAGTTCTTTTTCGAGCATGGCCATGATGGTGGCCATGCCGACGATAATGCCGAGGATGTGGGCAGCAAGGGCAATAAGTACGGTAATCAGCATTATTTCTTGGCCTGGGTTTTGAGGTCGGCAAACCCGGGGATTTTCAAGGCGGCGCCGATAGCGGCTAGGGCGTCGACGACGGTTCGACCACCTAGCTGTGGCCAACCAGGATAGGCGCCAAGGCCTGGGGCCCCGGTCATTTGGGCTTTGAGGTCGCGGAGGTACAAATCATCATCGTTCATGGGGTTTCCTTTCGGGGCAGAAGGGGCGTCGTCGGCGGGGTAGGCGCCGAGGTAGCCGTTATTCAGGCGTTCGGCGAAAGCGTGGATACGGGGGTCGCTGGGCGGCAGACCGATTTGGTAGTGCATTTCGTCGGCATAGTCCCAGTCGGCACCCCAGAAGATCACGCCCTCGAATTTTGTTAGCAGGGCCCTGACCTTGGCTTTTATACCGCTGGGCATGGTGCGCTGACCCCATGGGTATTTAGGGGCGCCGATATCGACGGCGGTGCCGGACATGTGGTTAGAGTTCCAAACGTCATTGTCAGCACTCCAACCCCACACCTGGGAGGTGATGGGCTCCACTTCACGGTTGTAGAGGATGAGCCAAGCGTTAAGGATGGTGGCCACGTCACCAGCACGAAGCGGCACCGCCCTAGCGGCTGGTACCACCATCTCGCTGACACACGCGGCACTGGAACACATTGGCCACCCGTTTTCACTGGGTACGCCGATTTGGGCTTGGTATCGCATTATTCTTGGGCTTTCTGTTCTGTGGGGAGCTGGGCAGGAGCGGGCATGGGGGCGCTGGTGTTGTCGTCTTGGACGTTGAGCTTGGACAGAAACTCGATCATTTCGGAGGCGTCGACGCCGATGCTGGTGCCGCGGGGCACTACGTCGTCCATGCCCATTCGGGCGGTTACGCAAGCCAGAAGCGGGAGGACACCGAAGGCCAGGAGTTCGGCCATGCGTAGCCCAGCGTTGGAGTAGTTGATGCTGCTTCCTTGGATTGAGGCGTCGATCATGGAGGCGGGGATTCCGCAGAGGCGTGCTAGGTCAATGGCATTCGCATTTCGGCCCTCGATCAGCAGGTGTTCGGCGAAGCTACCGTGTTCTTTGATTTCGGTGTTTTTCGAGGTGAAAGCGACCCCGCCGTTCTTTCCCTTTCGGGCTGCTACCCACCCCGCCGTAAGCGATTGTTTTTCGTCTTGGCTGAGGGGGCGGTCGCCTGTGTAGTGGATTTCGAGGGTGGCGGCGGGGGTGTTGGTGGCGGTGGTGACGGCACGGGCTAGGGCGTTAGCTTCGGGCATGGCGTTCGTGCCGTGCCAGAGAATGCCCTGGTGGATACCAGGTATCAGGACGTACTGGTCGGCACTGGCGGGGCGGTCACCGACGGTGATGGTGTCATCAGCGCCGATTGCCCAGGCCTCACGGATCACACGGTCTGCGGTGAGCACGTGCCCGTCAAAATCGCGGGTGACACGCCACAAGCTGGAACCGTAAAACAATAAATCGTCGATGGTCCACAGCATGCGGTGATACGGGGGCAGCAGCCCGTCGGTGCGGTTGATCCACTGGGGTTGGGGGCTAACAGGCATGCCGTCTTTTTGGGCGATGAGAATAGCACGGGCAGCGGTGGTACACAGCAGGTTTCGGGCACGGCAAACAGCAGGAATAGACATAGCCTGCTCACGGGAAATATCGCTGCTGAGGGCTGCTAGAGCGGTGGAATCCACCTCGGTGAGGACGCCAGTGGTAAACGGCGAACTAACGTCGTTGACCATGGCCTTGAGTGCTTTCCAGCGGGCGAATATCCCCATGGCTAAAACATAAACAGCGCCGACGATACGGCGCTGCATTCACGATCTGAACAGCGGTTACGGGATAAATATCTCGGGTGGTTGGTCCTCGATGTGGCTATCAAGCCCGTGCAGTGCCAAGGTGGCGGCTTCGAGGGCGGCTATCGACCCATGCGCCCTTTTCCGGTCCCAGACCCAGGAGTCGCCAAGGTCGCGGGGAACAGCAACCTCGGCAGCCTGGTCAAACGCTTCATCTGGCCAGAACCTGACCTCGGGAATGGGGCTGGTTAGACGATTGAAAAGATTTCCGCACGCTGCGGAAAGTTCGCGGGTACGAATCCGGGTGACAGGGAACGTTGCTTTTTTCATGCCTTCGTTCAAAACGTCACTGGCGCCTACGGCGTCGTAGACGGCGGTGCCGCCGTGGCGGATAATCAGGTCACTTAAGCGGGGGATTACCCAGCGGTAACCAGGGCGGGTGTCGACGACCTCGAACGTCGGCGTCGTGCCGACGAGGCCACCCGCTACTATCGCGGCAGAATCTCGGTCGGCGCTGACAGCGACACCCCAGGCGGGTGCTATGTCCTGGGGGATAGGCGTGGTGGCACGGGCGGCTTCCCACACGGCTTCCGAGATATGGCGTCGGTGGCTGGTTGTTTCCCTGTTACCGTACGCCCTAGCGAATTCCTCGGGATTGCCCATGTCGTTGTAGGCGGCTATCAGCGACTCTAGAGACTGGGTGTAACCAACGGCGGGGTGACAAGCAGCTACAGCCTCAATATCGGTGGCGTCGATCTCGGCACCGATACCCCAGTCCAGTAGTGCGCCCTTGCGTTTGCCGCTGCGAAGGTCGTCAACGTAACCGTGGAACCAGCTGCTGTCGGCGTCACCGCGGGTGCTGAGAATGATAGTCTGGGCGCCTGGGCGGGTGGCGTGCGTAGGCGTTATACCCTGTATGATTGCCGCCCCTTCGATCTCATCGAACACCCAGGCCTCATCAACCACGGATAAATCGGATTGGTCGCCGTGGCCTGCTTTTTTCCCTGGTGGGTGTGGAGTCCACACCGAACGCAACGGTCCCACGATCAGGGCCTCGGCCCCTTGGGATTTGTTCCTGCTGAACAGGCTTTCTAGCGGAAACGCGGGGTCGGTGATTTCGTCGGTGAACTTGAGCCAGTTTTTGCGGGCGTACTGGCCGGTCTGAGCCGTATAGTCGGCGAATGCCTTGCGGTGCTGCATGATGCGTTGAAGGCACACAGCACCAATTAAATGGGTTTTGCCGGACTGCCTAGGGACGCTGATAACAACCAGGCTGTGGCGCCGAAGGCCAGTGGCGGGGTCGATTTCGCCGATAACATCGGCAGCCCATTCTTGCCACGGCATGGGCGGGGTGCCCATCATCTCTAGGATGCGGCAAATAGCGGGTCCATAGGTTGGCCCTGTCGGCCTAGGTGTTGCGAACCGCGGGGGTGCCGAAGTCGGCGAGTGCAGCGAGGATTTTATCATCGGCGGCTACCTCACGAGAGGCAGGGGTCAGG